CATGGCTGGCACCAAGAAGCGAGTGAAACTAAACTCACTTGAGAAGGGCTTGCCATCAATCTTATCAATAGTTTGTCCATCAACTACATCAAACTCTCTAGTGTACATACCCATTCGCTCTACTACATCACGCCGGATAGGTACAACACGTACATTATCTACAGCAATCCGCTCAATGGTAAACTTTAAAACTTCATAGGCTGTATTCTCTTTAGGATCGTATCCTATGTATACAGTGTTGGGTGATTTCTTCATCTATATTCCTTATCCTTTTGTATATTATACTTTAAATTTTAATTTTTGTCAAGCACTTTCTGCCCATACTTCTGACCAGCTACCACTCAATGCACCCTTTGCATAGTCAGTGGAGTGGTTCTCAAAGAAGTTAGTATGAGTAGGTGCATTAATCATAGTCTCTACCCAAGGCAGAGGATTACGTTTGACCTTGAAGATACCCTTCATACCCATAGAGATAAGCCTACGGTCTGCAATGTACCTGATGTATTCCTTCACCTCAGTATCCCTAAGACCTTCTACCTTACCCATCTTAAATGATAGGTCTACAAACTTATCTTCTAGGTCAACCATAGTCTCTGCAATGCTATAGATGGTTGACTTGGTTTCGTCGTTCCACTCCTCACGGTTCTCTTCGATGTAAGTTCTAAAGAGTTGGATCATACCCTCTGCATGTTGTGTCTCATCTACAATAGACCATGTTACAATCTGTCCCATGCCCTTCATCTTACCGTGACGTGGGAAGTTGAGCAACATGATAAAGCTAGAGAACAGTGCCAGCCCTTCAGTGAAGGCAGAGATAGCAGCGATCTTAATAGGCAGAGATATTTTCTTACTGTTTACATTAGCCATGAAGTACTCATGCTTCTCACGCATGGCATCGTACTCCAAGAACTCATTGTATGTAGAGTCAGGCATACCCAGTGACTCAATCAAGTGTGAGTAGGCTGCAATGTGCAGTGCTTCACGAGCAGCAAAGCCTGACAACATCATGCGTACTTCAGGCTGCGGGAAGTTAGGTAGGTAGTTATCAATGTACCCACCAGCTACATCAATGTCAGACTGAGTAAAGAACCTAAAGATATTGGTTAAGAAATACTTCTCTTCAGTAGAGAGGGTATTCTTCCAGTCTTTAATGTCTTCCATCATGGGTACTTCAGTGTGCAGCCAGTGAGACTGCTCATGTTTCAACCACATGTCATATGCCCAAGGGTAATGAAACGGCTTGAAGTAATCACGTTTATCTTGAAGCTTTAGTTTACTGGTCATAGTATGGCCTCTTTCCTCTGTTGTCTTTCCATTGCCTTGGTATGTCTTCTATATGTTTAAACTCATATTTACTGTTACACACAGCACAGGATATGCTAGTAAAAATTCCGTATCCCTTTGATCTTAGATAGCAGTACCATTTGTATATCATACTAACCCTCACAGGCCAAGCACTCCTCACCAGAAGCAAGTGCTTCCATATCAATCTCTTGTATAATCTCCCGTTCAATCTTACGTGATACCTTGTCAGCCTTACCAATCTTTTCGGAGCGGCAGTAGTACATGGTCTTGACCCCCTTCTTCCATGCCATGAAGTGTACAGCATGTAGGTAGGTGATGTTTGCATCCGGCCTAAAGAAAACATTGAGTGACTGCGACTGATCAATGTACTCTTGCCTATCAGCAGCATGTTCAATCACCCACCGCTGATCAATCTCCATAGCAGTCTTGTATACTTCTTTCTCTTGATCATCCAAGCAGCGTAGATGCTGCACTGAACCATCGTTGGCAATGATTGATGACCAGATGCGATCATAGTTTAGATTGGAATTACTATCACACTTATCTTTAATAAGTTGATCTAAGAATTTATTTTTATTCAAGAACGATCCACTCAAAGTATCCTGTCTATAGGCATTGGCTCTCCACGGCTCAATAGAGGGCGATGTGTTGCCCATGATAATAGAAGAAGAAGCATTGGGTGCGATAGCCATGACATGACTACACCTTAGTCCAGTGCCTTTAGCATCAGGAGCCTCACCTCTCTCGCTACCAAGCTCAAGGTTAGCTGAGTCGAGACCTGAACGAATGTGTTTGAACATTCTCATGTTGGCTGACTTAGCCAAGGCTGTTTCAAAGGGCATCCCCTTCTTCTGTAGATAAGCATGGAAGCCTAACGCACCTACACCTATACTACGCTCACGCATTGCTGAGTATCTTGCACGTTCAATACTATCAGGAGCATCTGCAATAAAAATACTCAAGGTATTGTCCAACATCTCCAACACATCTTTAAGAAAGCCCTTCTCTTTGGACCACTCATCATAGTATTCTAAGTTAAGACTGGATAAACAACATACAGCAGTACGATCCTTATTAGTTGGTAGTATAATCTCTGAGCATAGATTGGATTGGTTAATCTTTAAGCCAAGCTGCTTTAACCACACCGGCATCTTCTCGTTGGACGTATCTATAAAGTGGAGATAGGGTTCTCCTGTCTGCATACGCATCTCCAAGATACGCTGCCACATATCCCTTGCTGAAATAGTTTCTTTAATTTCTTTTGTATGCGGTTCACGTAGGTTCCAGCTGTCATCTACGTTGGGATCAGTCATGCAATCTTCAACAAGCTGCATAAACTTATTACTAATGTTAATACCATGATGCAAGTTTAAGCACCTGAAGTTCTGATCTCCAGTGGGCTTACGCATCTCCAAGAATAATAGAATATCAGGGTGATCAATGTCTAGGTAGGCAGCATAGCTACCCCTACGTGTACGTCCCTGACGGTAGGCTAGGCTGGATGCATCATACATCTTTAGATGAGGCATCATACCAGTTGACTTATCATCAGCAGAACGAATACCAAAGCCAATACCTACACCACCACCATACATGGACAGCCAGTTAGTCTCTGATAGGTTGGAGACTAGCCCTTCAGCAGTGTCATCAATGTAATTAAGGTAACACGAGATGGGTAGCCCACGCTTGGACCTCCCATAAGATAGGATAGGAGTAGAGTAAGACAGCCAGTGCTTGGAGGCGTAGTCATATAGGCGCTGGGCATGTTCGTTGTTTGAAGAGAACGTCTTCGATACAAAGGCAAACCTTTCTTGAGGGGATAGTTCGTTGTCCATCATATAGGATTCTTTGAGCCTAGCAATGCCAAGCTCATCAAATAAATTATCCTGTGCTGGATTAATCTCAATGCCAAGGTGGGTTATTTGAGGCATTAATTATTCTCCTTTTTTATATGCCATTTCTAATATCATCTCTGCATAGTGGATTACTTTACGAATGTCTTGCTCACCATCACCCTTTGTCCTGTGACGTGTAATATACTTAACAACATTGCCCTCAAGAAAGTCAAGCCCGTTAGAATAAATATACTCTACGGGTTGTATGCCACAATCTTTATAGTGATTGCCTCCTACTTGTTTGTCTAATGCTTCATCTGGTCTGTGCATGTGTGCAGTATCACTGCCTACAAACATAGTTCCGTTTTCAAAGTAGTAATCCTTTTCTTCTTTAGGTACTCCTTCTCTATTTTCACGCATCTTTCGTAGAATATATTTCTCTCTTCCTTCAGCCATCCACTTAACTCCTTCAACGTTTAAGTCTGATGCGACATCCTTCAATCCAATCTGAGAAGTAGTTTGTAAACAGACAGGGGAATACCGAATGTATCACAAGTACAACAGCAGTCAAGAGGCTTTCAACAGCAAGTTGTAAAGCAAATACAAAGTGCTGAAAGTACGTCATCTTTAGTTTCTTTAAATGTTTATTCAAGTTCTTTTCTCCTTAGTAAAAGATTTAGTTTATGTCTTACTTCTTTATTATTGTCTGAGTTAATAACATAAGATGCAAACTCCCTAACCTTATTAGGATTAAGGTCAGCGTAGTCACATATAAACTCAAAGTTTTCACTGGTCACACCTATAGAAGCGAAGAACCAATTGGTAGCTTCTCTTCTTAGAGATGTGATACTACTTGATTCAGTAATACTTTTAGACTTAGTTGCATCCAATAGAGCTTGGTATATAACAGATAAGAATAAAATATTGCTTGAATCTTTTTTACTTTCTTCTCGTAACTCTAGTATATTATTTATATTTTGTTGGTTCATCCTCAAACTCTTGTACTGGCCTATAGAACTTACCACCTACATAGTTATTATAATATGCTGCTTCATCTGTACCTTCTAAGACAGAAGACAATACATTATATTTCATCTGGTAGTATAGCTCGTAGTATTTCAGGCTTCTTTTATTTTTAAACTCAGCTATAATTTCAAACTTAAAACTTCTCTTGCCTAACTTTTTAATATCTTCTAGCAGTGACTTAGAAGAACCCATGTAAATAAGCCAGTTAGATTCTCTCTTGGCTGCTGCACTACTACCCTTCTTTCTTTTCACTGGGTGCCAGTACTGCTTGCAACCTACATAAGCTTTGCCTGTCTTCTTGTTTGTAATAAGATAGACAAACCCAAAGTGTTTCTTTGGATTAGGTTTCTTACTATATTTCCACTGCATTTAAGCAGTTACCTCTTCAACGTCAGGCGTCTTAACAACTTCAACCAACTCTCTTGTACCATTTGAATACTTAAAAGTACGTATTCCTTTACCTTGATTAGCATCAGACCAACACATACTCTTGTGTCTACAATAAACACAACCAACAGCAAGCTTAAGGTTGCCAGACTTCCCATCAGGAACAGCAGCATAGCACTTAGAAGGTACGCCACTTCCCTTAACAACTTCCTTAAGGTGCTTAATCCTGCTACTTGCATTGACCATCTCCATAGAGTGTACTGGTGTTAAACAAATCTTACCAGTAGATTTATCTATAACAAGAAAGGCTGCTTGATCTATACCATTGGCTTGAGCATAGGCAGATATCTGTGCCATGTATCCAAAGGGATCGTCGTCAGCTATTGTATTAGACTCAAACTTTTTAAAGCTGAATCCAGAAGCAGACTTACAATCAACCAGAACCCCATCAATAACTGCATCCTGATGACCTAGTACTCCCTCTACTGTAACTTCTTTCTGTTGATCCTCTACTGTGTGACCTGCTATAGATGCACAGAGTAGTAAAAGTTCTTCAAGAATATATCCATATAGAAATTTAATTCGTGTGCTTGGTGGTAATTTTTCTTCTGTTTCTGTATTAATATCATACCATATCTGT